CGCCCCAGTGCTTCCATGTCAAAGAACTCAGGCCACAGTGCTTTAAAATACACAGAGCCATCGTCGTTAGCCGCCTCCATCATGGCAGGAAACTCAACCACTTTGTACTGGTCAGACAACTCATTCTTAGTCATGTCTTTAATCACGCGCCCGATCAGGTCATCCATGTGCCAGCGGGTTCCTACGATCACCACCTTGCCTTGAGGCATCAGTCGTGTTCTGGCTCCGTAGGTGTACCACTCATAGGCTTTCGCAAACACCTCAAAGTTACCGTTAAGCACATCCTGCTCTGAGTGAGCATCATCAATGATTAATAAGTGAGCACCGCGCCCCGCAAGGGCTGAACCCACACCACACGCGAAGAACTCTCCCCCTACTGAGGTGTTCCAGCGTCCAGCACTCTTGGAATCCTTTGCCAGCTCTAAGGTTGGGAATATCTCTCTGAAACGCGGAGAGGCGATCAAGTTACGCACCTTCCGTCCAAAGTCTACCGCCAAGTCAGTCGTGTGGGAGACCAGCATTATCTTGTGGTCAGGGTGGTGACCTAAGTACCAGCCCGTGAAGAATATACTCACCATCTGACTTTTGCCGTGACGAGGTGCTATCGACACCGTTAGGCGGTCTTCTCGACCCGCCTCTACATCCATCAGCAGCTCGGCCAAGTGCTTGTGGTGACTGCCTACTATGTAGTCATCCTGCATGTGTTTGCAGAACTCGATCAAGTCATCGTGGCAGCTATTGACGTACTTGCGCCTTGCCAGCTCATCGACTAATTTAATTATCTCAGCCATCTCAACATCGGTGTAAACATCAATGTTTTCAAGCATCTGCTGTAGTTCTGTGTCGGTAAAGTCGCCTTCCTTATTTGTCTTGTCTTCTTTTTCTTTCTTACTTTTCATCGTGGGGGTGGTCGCAGGTGTCTTCGGAAACGATAGTGACTACCGCATCAGTGATTTCTTCATCAGGGCTAATGAGTCTACTCAACTTGCTTCTCAGCTTGGCCTTAAGATCATCTGATGTCTGGTGCGTCACTACCGTTTCACTCTTTTCAACAAACAAGCCAACATCGGAAATCTTGCCCAGAAGTTCAATCGCTTTCAATCGCACACGGGGGTCTGGGTGTTCGCTTTCTAACAGTAACTTGTTTGTGATGAGATTTCTTATTTCTACTGAGCTTTGCACAACCTGCTGGCTGAACTCTGTCAGTATTTTGTTCACCAATACCAACGAGGCGGGACGCAGTTCCACTACACGTTTATGCGTCACCTCTTTCGATGTAACAGTCGCGTCACTAGCATAACTAAACGCCAATTTCGCAGCGATTGCTTCATCTTCGCTCGTTGGTATCAGGTCAAACCCAAAATCTTCGTTGCTGAGATAATCTACTGTATTGCAGACCGCTTCAGCACGTTCTCGTAAGTCCATGTACTTGGCTTCGGGACACAGCGGTACGCCGATTTCAGGTATAACCTCTAAGGGCAGTCTTTCCATTTTCTTTCCATTGCGCGAGGACGAGCCTCGGTCAGCCGATTATGACTTGGATCGTGATTTTTTGCAAAAAATTTTTTGGAGGACTGAGCTAGGGGTACTTCAGTCCCCTGACTTTTATAAAAAATTTTGAAAACTTTTGAAAAACGAAAATGTTGGTGTGGATTAATAATATATAGATGTGCTGCGGCCAGCTCACCATCGCGGTGGGTGGGGGTGGGGTGGGTGTTCGGCTTTGCTGGTTAGGCATTGCCTAACAGGATTAGCCTATACTTGTCAGGATATATCAGGGAATGCCAAAACTGTCATATACTTATCAGGTCATTATGGTATTCTGGTTGCAAGTCGGGGGAATTCTCTTCTGACTGTAATAGCGGAGTACTCTTATGAGTAATGCTATCGTAGTAACCAGCGCATCTGCGCTGGAGTTATTGGGTGCCGAGTATGGCGATCTTATTGGCAAGCATTGTGCGGCAGATGGCAAAGCTGAAAAGACGAAGGGGGCTGTGGTGGATATGATTCACGCTGATCCTAAAGTCTGTGCCAAGTATCTTGGCAAGGTTGACCGAAAGGCGGCGGACGCGGGACAGTGGAAAGAAATCCGCGATTCTATTCTGGCGATCATCGCCAGTAGCTACACGGCAAGGGATCGTGATCTGTATTTCGCGGATCACAAGGACTTGGCGGATAGTAACAAAGATGCTCGGAATATCTTTGTTAAGAAAGTCGGCTCTGTGCTTGGCAAGTATGCCAAGTCATTGGAAGAACGTGAAGCGCAGGATGCGCTCAATGTTCGCCAAGACGCGGAGAATGACCTTGCGGCAAAAGAGGGGCGCGATCCTGCAATCCTTACTAGGGGCAAGGGAGCGAGTGACAAGCGCACTCCGCCTGAGATTGCCTTTGATCTAGTCGGCAAGGCAATCAAGTCCCTTCAAAAGATTGACCCGGATCAGCACCCTGTTGATTACTCAATCACTCAAGTGGTCAGCACCATGACTACCGCATTCATCCAAATGGGTGGCAAGGTAGACTAGCACTAACCGGCCCCTAGCAATAGGGGCCATCTTTATATCAGGGGAATTATTATGTACGATAATGACTTTACGGTATCAATCAGAGAATGGCAGAATCCGGATAATTTAGAATCTAAATACTACGCTGTTATTTTTGATTCTCATGGCAGACTTAGATCAAAAGGTAGCCTTCATTTAGAAAAGAGCGACTCTTTAAAAGATGCAATGTGTTTCTTAGAAAATATTCCAACGCGCGTTTATTAACTAATTAAGGTCACCTTCGGGTGGCCTTTTTTTTGGCCTGAATTTTGATCGAAACCAGTTACTGTGGTAGCGTTGCGCGTCTCGCGTAGTCGGTTAGGCTCGGCTGGTTAGGCATTACCTAACGCCATCGAAACCAGTTACTGTGGTAGCGTTGCGCGTCTCGTTTACCCGAATCGGCTTGGCTTGTTAGTCAGTGACTAAGCCTATCGAAACCAGTTACTGTGGTAGCGTTGCGCCTCGTTTAACCCTTTTTTAACATTGTACGCGCCTGTGCAGTGAGGCATGTACAGGCTACACCTACGTGGTTAGGCACTGCCTAACAGACTTTGCGATGTCCTGATAGCCAAATCAAATTAGTTTTTAACCTTTGTGATATGGGGCCTGTACAGGCAAGGATGATAAGATTAGTTAACATCTGATAACGCAGCTTAAATAGTGAGAGTTAGTAATCTATCTATATATATAATTATTTTAGTTTTGTATGTATAGTGTAGTATATTTTGGGGTATATAAATATATTTAGTTGGCTCCGTAATTTGAGACTTTTTCGAAACCGTCCGAGGGTGGGCGGCGGAGTTAACCCCCATACTGCCCCAACCCCAATATTCCTCGCCACACAACGCCTACCCGTGACCATCGAGCCTCAACCAAACATCACAAAACAACACATCGCTTCCATTTTACATATCACCATATAACTAATCTTAGCACCGCAAGCCTGTACAGGTATCGCTGCACACAAGTGACAAAACCCCCCCTACATTCCTTTGCGAATCAAGCACTTACAACGATCAGTCTCACTGCACAATCGCGCACAGTTACAAATAACCCCCTATTTACTGTCAACAAGTATCATTCCATGCTATTCTAGCATCCACATTTAACACACCAAAACCCTTTTTAACCAATCTGAAAAAACGAGGTTTACAAAACATGACATCCTATCAAATGACTGATATTGACGGTGTTGAAGCCATGTGCATCTGCATCGAATTCGCAGTGGCATTCAAATCCGAAAACGGTGGAGACGTACACTACGTGCGCGAGGACATAGAGGCTCAATGGGCAAGACGCTACCCCAAAGTGCAACCACCGACCAAAGAATGTACGCGCGTGGCATTGAAAATAATGATGGGCCGAGAGCTATCTTTACTTGGGGGCAGACCGCCGCGTGACATAACAGGTGAGCGTAATGGTGTATTAAAAGCGATCAGGGCAACTGGCTTCACTAGCATT